TGCCTTCGTACATCTCTGCGAAATTACGAAACTCAGTTTTATTTTGTTCTTTATGTGAAAAGGAAAAAATGACAGCGGGCAGACCACCGAAACCAAACGAAATCAAAAGAGCAACTGGCAACCCAGGCCAGCGGCCTTTGCCTGCGTTGGCATCGGTCACGCCACTGGCGATGGCACGCGAAATCCCACCAACACCTGCGTACCTTCAAGCAGAAGGCGCAAAGTTATGGGAACGCGCATGGGCCTATGCAATTACGTGGCTCTCTCCTGATTCAGATATGCAAGCAGTTGAAGCAGCGTGCCGATTGGCTGATGCAAACGTTGCTGCGCAAAATAAATTTATGGCAACACTTGAAGCGGCTGATGCACGTGCATTTACTGCAGTGAACAAAGCCTTCCGTGAATCATTGGCAGCGTTAGGTTTTGACCCAACATCACGTTCACGTCTTGGAGTTGCTGAAGTTCAAAAGGCCAGCGCTCTTGATGAATTGATAGCGCGAAGAGAGAAGCGAAACTAATGACCGCCATTGGGGGATGGCCACCAAAGTATCTGTCTAAGGTTTCAGATAATGAATACCAGGGCAGCCGCGGTGACCAAGTAATTGATTTTGCTGAAACGCTTTGCAAGATAACTAAAGATTCTGTTGCGGGCAATGCTGGTGAGCCTTTGATTTTCCGTGACTGGCAAAAGGAACTGACTCGCAATCTCTTTGCTGTCAAAGACAATGGGTATTTGAAACATAAGATTGCCTTGATTGGGCTTCCCCGCAAGCAAGGTAAATCAGCGTGGCTCTCTGCTGTGGCTCTTGAGCATTTGGCACTGGGTCCGTCAGGTGGCGAAATTTATTCTTGTGCCGCTGACCGTGACCAAGCCCGCATTGTTTTCAATAATGCCAAAGAGATGATTCGCTTGGAACCAGAGTTGCAGTTCTTGCAGGTTTATCGCGATGCAATTTACAATCCAAAGAACGGTGCAAGTTACCGCGTTCTCTCTGCTGAAGCATTTACCAAAGAAGGTTTATCACCAACCTTTGTTGCCTTTGACGAATTGCACGCACAACCCAACCGTGAACTCTTTGATGTAATGTCACTTGCGATGGGCGCACGAACAGAACCAATGTTGGTAGCAATTACCACCGCTGGTGTTAAGACAGATTCAAGCGGTAAAGATTCATTGTGCTATGACCTTTACAATTATGGCAAGCGCATCGCATCAGGTGAAGTAGATGATTCAACATTCTTCTTTGCTTGGTATGAAGGCGATGAAAACCTTGATTACAAAACAGAAGATGCGTGGAAATTAGCAAACCCTGGATACGGCGACATTTGCGCCGCTGATGATTTTGCCAGCGCGGTATTGAGAACACCCGAAGCAGAGTTCAAAACAAAAAGATTAAACATCTGGACTTCGACTCAGACCGCGTGGCTTCCTCACGGAACTTGGGAAGCGTTGGAAGATAAAGAGCGAACACCAGAACCAGGTGAAGAAGTTATCTTGGCATTTGATGGTGCATTCTCTAATGACTCCACTGCTTTGGTTGCGTGGTTACTTGGTGGCGACAAACCACATTTGATGGTTGTTGGATTATGGGAAAGGCCGCAAGATGCAGACAACACGTGGCACGTCCCAGTTGCAGAAGTCGAACAAACAATTATCAACACTGCACGCGATAATCGTTTCAGTGTGCGAGAGATTGTTTTCGACCCTGCCAGATGGCAGCGAACATTTATGGTTCTCGACGAAGAAGGATTGCCAGTAGTTTCATATCCCAACAGCGCAGAGCGTATGGTGCCAGCAACACAGAAGTTTTATGAAGCAGTTGTCAATGGTTCATTCACACACGATGGCGATGAAAGACTTGCACGCCACGTCAACAACTGCGTGACTAAGCAATCTTCACGTGGTGTGATGGTTTCCAAATCATCAAGTAAGCGCAAGATTGACGCCGCCGTTGCTTCCATTTTTGGCTATGACCGCGCTACCGCTGCGCCAGAACCTAAACAACCAGTTCCAAAATTCTTTTCACTTAATCTCTAAGGAGCCACAATGAAGAAAATAGATTGGGCAGTAGCCGCTGAAGTTCTTGGCGTGGCTCTATTTACAGTCGGGGTTGCAATGATTTCGCTTCCGCTTGCGTTGATGGCGGTTGGCGGATTTCTAGTCTGGGCAACGGAGAAATAATGACTGCAGGTATTTACAATTTTACAATGGACCAGGGTTCTGACTGGGACTTGAATGTTCTTTATCAAGATGCAAATGGCGCTGCAATAAATTTGACTGGCTACACAGCAGCAATGCAATTGCGTCAGAATTACAATTCAGATTCTGCTGAATTAACTCTTACTACCAGCAATGGTGGCATCGTTATCACAGGCGCTCTAGGCAAACTTGTTTTACACGCTACAGCAGCACAAACTGGCGCATTAGATGCAGGTTATTATGTTTATGATTTAGAAATTTCTTCAGGCGGGGTTGTTACGCGAATCATCCAAGGACAAATTACAGTTGCAGGTGAGGTAACACGTGTCTAATAAAGTTATCATCAATGAAGATACAAACACCGTTGTTGTCAGCGATGTAGGTGTTGCTGGCCCACAAGGTCCTACTGGTCCAACAGGACCTGCAGGTGCAACTGGTCCTGCTGGCGTAACAGGTGCAACTGGAGCAACAGGAATTCAAGGTGTTACTGGTGCAACTGGTCCTGCAGGTGCAACTGGCCCTGTAGGTGCAACAGGTGCAACTGGTGCAACAGGCGTTCAAGGTGTAACTGGTCCTGCTGGCTCAACAGGCGCAACTGGTCCTGTCGGTGCAACTGGAGCAACAGGTGCTACTGGCGCACAAGGTATTCAGGGCATTCAAGGTGTGCAAGGTGTTGAAGGTGCAACTGGTGCAACTGGTCCACAAGGAAATGTTGGTGCCACAGGTCCTGCTGGTGCAACAGGTCCAGTAGGAGCAACTGGTGCAACTGGCCCAAGCGGTGCAACTGGTCCAACTGGTGCTACTGGTCCACAAGGTGCTGGTATTTCAATTCTTGGTTCTTATGCAACACTTGCTGCTTTAGAAGCAGCGCATCCAACAGGAAATCCTGGTGATGCTTACATTGTTGGCCCAGATTTATATGTTTGGTCAACAACATCTTCTTCCTGGCTTAATGCTGGAGCGATTCAAGGACCGACTGGTGCGACAGGTCCAACAGGTCCTATTGGCGCAACTGGCGCTACAGGTCCAGTTGGTGCAACTGGTGCTGAAGGTCCAACAGGTGCGACAGGAGCAACTGGCCCAATTGGAGCAACAGGTGCAAGTGGTGCAACTGGTGCAACTGGTCCGACAGGTCCACAAGGAATTGTTGCTGGTCGTTATTACTATTTCAATTCTTCAATTACAGAACTCACTGGATTTAAGCAACTTGGTGAGGACCCAGTATCTGCTGCTGAAAGCACAACAACTGTAAATATTGCTGGCAATTCCACATCTTTGATTGCTTCATATATTTCTACCCCATTTGATTTCACTCTTATTCCAGGTGGAACTCAACGTTTCATTATGCAGATGTTGAAACCTGCAAGCAATGACAATCTCTCTGTGTTTGTACGTTTGAAACTTGCAAGCAATTCAGGAACTGTTTTATCAACTATCGGTGATTCAGATACAAGTTTGACTGGATGGAATGGTGCAGGAAGTCCAGTAATAACAGAGACAGATATTACTTTGCCAACAACATCAGTTTCAGTTGGTCAAAGAATGATTGTTGAAATCTATGGCGTCAATGGTGATGCAAGTGCGCATAACTATAGTTTTGTCACAGAAGGCACAACACACTATTCATTTGTTTTAACAACTCTTGAAGCACCACAAGGCCCACAAGGTCCGACAGGTGCAACTGGTGCCACAGGCCCCGTCGGTGCCACGGGCGCAACAGGTCCTACTGGACCTATTGGTGCCACTGGCCCAATCGGTGCAACAGGTGCCAATGGCGCAGATGGAGCAACAGGTGCCACAGGACCAACAGGCCCAATCGGTGCCACAGGCCCACAAGGTGTGCAAGGTGATGTTGGCGCAACAGGACCAGTAGGAGCAACAGGCCCAATCGGTGCCACAGGACCAGAAGGTGCTACTGGGCCAATCGGTGCCACAGGACCAATCGGTGCTACAGGACCTGCTGGTGCAACTGGGGCTACTGGACCACAAGGCGTTCAAGGAATTCAAGGTGATGTTGGTGCTACAGGACCAATCGGTGCTACAGGACCTGCTGGATTAGATGGAGCAACAGGTGCAACAGGACCAGTTGGAGCAACAGGACCAGTTGGAGCAACAGGACCCGT